ACACTGAAGGCGGAGCCTCAGGATGCATCGGGTTTAGGAGGAGTGGCGGCAATAAGTGGGAAGCTGCGTATCTCCATTGGGGCGCTCATCAGAGCGTGCCCCTGAACCACGCGATTAACCTAGTGGAGCTTTATAAGACACCGACCGTCGCTCAAGTGAAGGCGGAGTCTGATCTCAATTATGCGACTCCAAGGACAATGACTGATGCCGATTTCGACCCTGACGATATAGTCAATATGGCTTTTGACCCAGATGCGGACAAGGCTATGGCTGTAGACAGTATGGGCAGAGTCGGGTGGGTTCAAAGTTGGTCTAAGAACCAGCACGGTGACGCAGTCATCGACTGGGGAAACAGGGTGGATGTGTTCGACGAAGACTACGATATGTACGAGTTCTACATCCCCGAGCAACAAGGTGACTTCGATCCCAGGAGGCACGCCCTACAGTCAGGGTTCACTAACTGGAACGCTTTTCAGAAGACTAAGAAGGGCCAGTATGCTGGCGTAGTCCAAGAGGAGACAACTCCAGAGGAGGCGCTACAGCTGAAGAAGGAGAAAGCAGAGCTTGGCAAGAAGATGGCAGAGAAAGATGCTGAACTTGCTGAGCTACGAAGGCAGCGTAAGGAGGCCGACGAGAAGTTCAAGGCACAAAGCGCCGAACTCAAGCGCGTGCGCGATGAATTTGCCAAGGCCAACACTGCCATTGCGCAACAATTGCATGAGTACCATTCGGAAATAAGAGAAGACGTGTCGCAGAGGCAGAGAGGGCTGCAACAAATCCTCGATGCCATATCACTAGCCGGTGAACGTGCGAAGGCGGATATGGCCGCTAAGGAAGCCAAGGAAACGAAAGAATCTAAGGCTACTGGCAGCCACCACGAGGAGCTGCGGACTGAAGCAGACTTGAAGGCGGTCGCGAGCCTGCCTGATAGCGCTGTTAAGTCGCCGGCAGCTAGCCCGAAAGCCAAGCCAGTCCCTGAGAGTGCTGTGACACCGAATCCACCAGCAATTAAAGCTCCGCAGCCAGCACCCAGCAAGGTGCAGGATTTTCAGCCAGCTGTCTCTACTACCCACCAGTAAAGGACAGCAACAAATTAGTGTGGGAGCAGAAACTTGAGGCACCTGTGGATAATCTGCTGAGGGTGGGAAAGACTCGCAGTCCGCCGTTTAGGACCAAGGACTCGGTTGACAGTGAGTTGAGTATCAAGCCTAAAGCTAGCGCTGAGCTATCGGCCACCGGCATCCAGCTTGGTGAGTGGTGCAAGCCAGCTAAAGGGCCCAAAGCAGAGGAAGAGTCAATGAGAGTGCAAGCAAAGAGTGTCAAGCGCATAGCGCCCATTCCTGAGTCGGAGCTGAACGAGGCAATTGCTGTCGTTTGCCGTCTGTATCCGCAGACGAGCGTGACGTTGCAGCAGTGTGTGTCGATTAGCAACATACAGGCCGCGCTGTCCGCTGTAAACCTCGATGCTAGTCCAGGATACCCCTATGGGAAGCTGTTTAACACCAACAAAGACTTGCTAGCCAACCCGGCTGCGAGTTGTGCTGTGGTGCAGGCAGCTCTCTGGCGGGTGGAGCAGTTAAGTAAGGTAGAGCTGAGTGAAAGTGAGTTGTTCGACGACCCGTCACTAGCTATCAACCGGGGCTGGTGTGACCCAATGCGTGTGTTTGTCAAGGACGAGCCACACAGCATGAAGAAGCGCCAGCAACGCAGATGGCGGTTGATTAACTCGTTGAGCATCACCGACCAAATCGTTGAAAGACTGTTATTCTCAACTCAAGACAGCGCAGAGATCGCCGTATGGGAGCACATTCCTAGTAAATCAGGTATGGGACTCGACGACGAATCAGTCAGCAAGCTGCTGCGTTACGCCGATGCAAACAACCTGAACCTGTCTACCGACGTGGAGAACTGGGATTGGAGAGCCCCCGACCAGTTTATCAGGGCAGAGGCCAAATGCAGAGTGTTGCTCAACCAAGCTCGAGATGTGAGCTGGGAGCGATGCGTGCTGAACTGGTATGTGCTGCATTCACACAGGGTGCTCATGTTGTCCAATGGGACGTGCTTCAAGCGAACGATTCTGGGCGGCCAGGCAAGCGGCCGCAAGGTGACCTCGAGCTCCAACGGTAGAGCCAGGTGCCTATTGGAAGCGGTCGTGGCAGCACGCCTGGGGTACGAGCCAGCATTCATGACACAAGGAGACGATGCAGTGACCTATTGCCCTGAAGGCAAAGCTGACGCGGTTATCAGAATGTACAGCGAATTGTTTGACATCACGCTGACCGATGCGATTCATCGTAAGGACTGCGGTGTGGTCAACTTTTGCAGCCAAACCATGACGAGAGACCCTCTCAGCTGCGTTCCTGAACGGCCACAGAAACAACTAGCAAAGTTCTTAGCGTCTACGTCTACTGACAAAGCCTCAGCACTGGAAAGCATGAGAACCAATCTGCGCCACCACCCTGACTTGGCAAAATACGTCAGGGTAGCCGTGGCGGCGGAGTAACCGCCCGGCGCCCCTTCCCCGTTGTCCTGAAGGGCGGGGAAGGAATTCGAAAGGTAATCATACCTACTTCAGATGCAGCGAAAGGACATTATGGACAATTTGGTCGGCAATAAGCAAGTCACAGCCGATGGGCGTGACTGGCTCACGCTGGCCTTTGATCCGTTCCACGACTACAACCATCAAGTCGCTGGTTATCCCGACGCTGATTGCTCGCATACCATAGTATCATGCTATCAGTATCAAGCAGAGGTG